CTAAATGCTTGTTCCACGTCTCCACTGAAAGTTTCGACTACTCGTAGGAACATATTGTGCGCTTCCACTGAGTCGGCTGTCATGCAGTACAGCCGAAGGAACGAGTAAGCGGGATCTTTCAACCTAAGGTTGAAACGCTCTGGGTAAGCTAGTCTCTTTGCAGTGTCGAGTTCACTGCGGTGAGGCCGACCACACTTCCACTCGTGCCCGAGGAACGGGATCATGTCGCCTATCTCTGCCACTCTTGATTTGGCGACGCTCAAAGTAATTCCCAACTCTTTCGCTACCGCCGCAAGGGTGATAAGCTTAAAGTTGTGATTTGAGCCCACTATGCTATCGTCTCCAAGCACCATCACTTCGTCTGGTTCAGGCGCACGCCCAGTGAGCTTGATCCACACGTAATTGATAATGATGAGATTGCAGACGCTGTCAACAAGTGACGTAAACGCAGAGCCTGATGGTACTCCACGATGCACTTGCCACATGGAACAGTCTGGCAAGACTATTCTAGAGTGGATGAAATCGTTGATAAGACGGTCGAACACCTCTTGGTCTTCGCCGCTAAGATCCAGATACGTTCTGAGGACTCGGAACGCGTCGTCTATCAACTCCGCCGACAATGAAGCGTCGAATGAGGAGAAGTCTAGGCAGTATACTTTCTGGAATCTTGACGCGAACTCAGACGTGATAGCTCCGAGTTCGAGGAACGTCCTTGCGTATGCGAGAGATGGGTGTCCCACCAGCTTCTCGTAAACCGGTTTCGCGTACTGCGTAGCCAGGATAGTCGTAGCCAAGGGAGCCATCCATACGAGACGACCCTTCGGACCAGCATCCCCATGCTGAACGCGGCGACCAGCGACATAGGGATCGAGAGACCGTTTCCCAAGTCGAATGTTACCAACGTCCCTGAGGACACGAGGAATGGCTTCCTCATTGTTACAGAAGTAAGGAGCGCCAGAAAAATGGCTAAGATGGACATACCTGTCCACAACCTTATCGAGTGGATAAGGCGTGCTCCTTCTCTCTCTGTTACTGAGAGATGCCATCGCTGCAGCGACCGCGCGTGCATAAACCCTGGAGTCTCGTTGAGTACGGGCGCTTCCACGTCCATCTCCACGACGGTCAACGGCCACGGACGTTCGCCCGTGATCATCGCCATGCCCACCAGGAACCGCATGTCGTCCGTTAGGACGGCTGGTGAAATTGCCGGTTCCACCGACGGTTGTGCGAAGCTCAAGTTCTTCTTCCGCTCCGCCTCTGTTGGCCCGCGTTGTGACAGCTGTTCGGGACTGTGAGTCTGTAGATCGAGGTTTTTTACCTCCGACGATTGCGTCGACCCGTCGCTGAAGGGAATTTGGAACTTTCGTCCCATACTTTCCCAAGGCGGTGGCGATCCACTGCGCATTCCACTCACTTTTGTTGTCTCTTTCTGGGACGAGGTCATATCCAGCCTTTACCATAAGCCGGTGGAGATGCCAATCCACTACGATACCTACTCGTCCCCCAAGTGACTTGAGTACCTGTCTCGCTCTGGAAGAGCAACGGTACTGGCCTACATATTCGACGCCAATCCGCTGAGACATGGTGCTCTCCTTACTAGGGCCTTGTGGCTACGAGTCGCTGACTGACCCAACAAGTTGCGTGCTCGGACTGTTTGTCCTCTTTCTTGGCTGACCTTACAGTCATG